GTTTATCTCCAAAAACATCTTCTTCAGTCATCACACAGAGTTTCATTACTTGTTGGTGTTTAAGTTTGCTCATGGGATTTCGCCATTTGTTTCCTTTTTTTCTTTTCTATCTTTTCTTGAAAGTATACACGAATGTAATATCTACGGATGATAGCCAAGATAGAAAGTATGATTAATTGGCTCAAGGAGATAATAAACGAATTGGTTGTAAAAATTAGCACTAAATAGATCGTCAGCCAAGAAAGTGGAAAATTGACCATGGCTCCCAATAGGGTATCAACCACTGCTTCCTTAAATGCTTGCTTATCGTACTTCATTGCTCTTCCTAGATGCATTATACATAAATATGTTGGAATGAACACTTAGGTTCAAAATTGATTAGTGAATATTTATAACTCAGTTGCAAGTGCCTCGCCATACGCCACCTGCAAAAATGGGGGTCAGGGGTCATAAAAATGATATTTTGTCACTTTTTTTTGCTATTTCGATAGAGTCCCTTAAACAAAGGGCTTACAGGCGTTTGATCTTGCCTGTTTTTAGCTAGATGTTAGCGGTGCTTGCACAATGCAAAAAGGATTTCCCTAAACGCACAGGATTTTCCTGCAAAAAATAGTTCTTAAATCACTGATTTACCGTAATTTTTTGATTTTTTTCCATTTTTTTGGTCTGTGGAGAAAAAAAGAGGCTCCGCTAGGTTTTTTTAAATAAACGAATGAACTCAGTTAGTCTGAAAAAATGTCATACTGTGTCATACTTTTATATATCCTTTGGATCGACATCAATAATATTACCGCCAAAGATTTCATTGAGTTGTTGTTCTATATCTTTAGCTGATAGGTTATCCAAGTTAGCGTTGATGTTTAAGTTCTCACTCTTCCTAACCTTTAATCCTGCTAGTTCATTAAGCTCACGCAATGCTGATACTGAAGCATTGAACTGTCCTTTGTTATAAGCCTCTTCGCTAACCTTCCACAACATCTTCGCTGTTTTATCAGGCGTGATCGCATACTTATGTGCAAGCTCTTCCCTTCTAATCTTTATTGCTTTAACCACATTAGGATAGTCTTTACCGTTCAAGAACTTGGTAGCGGCTTGTGCAGGAAACTCAAACCCTGCTCTTCGAGCGGCTTCTGTTTGCGTGCAACTATCATTGACATAATGCCAAACGAAAGCATTCTGCATGTCCGTGAGTCCAAGCTCCTCATCCTCTACAAATGCGGTTGGTCTTTCAACCAAAGGTGTATCAGGTGCTTTCTTTCTTGGTCTGCCTTTCTTCTTCTTATCATCACTCATAATTAATTCCTTATCTAATCCAATAAAGGGTAGAGGGTATGGGGTACTGCATACTAATACTTATATACTTACATGTATAAACCATACTAATATATATCCCTACCTACTATATATAATAATAAATCTTCTTTATAAAGGGGTATACTATACCCTACATAAGCCTCAAACCCTGTAATCATGGGCATTTCAGACAAGGGTACCGTAATCATCTTGCCACACCCTTTCCATACCCTATAACCTCACTAAAACATAAAAGTTTACTCATTTGCCATGCCCTGCCCTACCCTGTAAACAAATCCATCTGTTTAGCCTTATCTGCTTTCTTATTCCACTTAGGGTCATAAGACTTTCCATCATCTCCGATGTATTCATGAGAGTAACATATTCTATCTATATCCAAAGTAAAATGATGCCATTCTCTTTTCTTGCTACCTGTTGATTTAGACCTATCGAGCAAATTTGTTGCAGTCGCCCTCCACAGATCACTGTTTTGTCTATACTCACCCATTCTTAAATGTGCGGTCTTGGAAAAGTAACGGTAGCCTTCTTCGATAAATAAATCTGCAACAGCATTAGAAAAGCGTACTCCAATGCCCAGTCCTTGAAAGTCAGGCAGTATCACAGTCCTACATTCACGCCATTTATTTCTCTCGTCACCTTCATAAAGAGGGGGAATACGACCCGGCAAGCTAATCGCTGAGGCGAAACCAATCAATTTGTTCTCCCATAAACAACAATAACAGCGTACTGCATTAGGTATCTCTGCTGTTAGATAGTGATGTTTCGCAAACATTGACCACAAAGATTTATCGCATCGGTATACTTGAAATTGTATAGATTGCCGATGATACCCCCTTTTTAGCTCTTGCGTGTCAGTACAGTACACCCAATCAGGCTCAAGCCATGTGAGTATATCTTCGTGACATGTTGCTAAAACAATGTTTTTCAAACCTTTTCTTTTTACATACTTTGATAGTGCTACCGAGCAACTCTTAGCGGTATCTCTGTTAACCACGGAAGTATATTCGTCTATCACTGCGTTATCTTTTAATTTGCGAGCCAAGTCTGCTCTGAACCCTTCGCCATTAGATAGGACATGTCGAGGCTTTGCCCATGTTGGCACCGTGTTAAGTCCTACAGCACCAAGTCTTTGTATAGCGTCTTGCTCTGATGCAAAGTGTGACGCTACCGACCTATCTTGCTCCCAAGTCAGCGTTTCCTCCTCTCCAAAGCGTTTGAGTAAGGTTGACTTACCGCTACCGCTTGAACCAAAGATAACGCCAATACTAAAACCTTCTTCAATGTTAGGCATATTAGGTACTTCAAACTTTGTGGTGCCATCGAACTCATAGTCGAAGTTTTGATAGATCGTTTTATCTAAGTCCGTGAGCTTAACCTTTGATACCAGTGTTTGTTGTTCTTGATCTTTAAATATATTGTTCATAGCTTATATATAAAAGTATATTTTCCTAAAGTTTCCGTGTAGTGTGCTTCGCCATCCTCAAGTGCTTTAAGTAATCTTTTTGCGTATGGCTTTAACATACCATCAGCTTGCGGTTCTGTGTCACCAAACAGGACACCTTGATCCTTATGAAATTTAGGTGGCTTATATTTCGTTCTGATGGTTTTATCGTGATAAAGCTTATCACCCCAACGAATAACTTTAGCACCCTTAGACTCTTCAACAAGCTCCCAATTAGATGCTTTGTAGATAGTTCCTGAATGTCCATATTGTTTGTCTGCATAACTTACAAGCACCTTGCCATTCCATATTTTCTTTAAATCTCTAATGGTGGCACCAATAAAAAAACTTTCTGCATTTTTGGGTGTTTCGTCTACACAACATAATCTTCTTAACTCCAAAACATCTTGCTCATTGTCTGCAAATTTTTTCCATTGATTAGCCATTGCCATGCCTCCATAAAATAAAGCACCCTGCATGTTCATATCGCTGTCAAACAAACCATAATGATAAGATGATTTGCAACCGTTGATTGATTTCGAATAATGCCATCGTTCAATAAAATCCTTAATTTCGTTTCTTTGCATCCTTTTAATAGACCAACCCTCCAAAGCCATTAAAAAACCAACTCCTCGTCTTTATTCTCTTCAATGTCAACGAGGCTTACATCGTATAACTTCCTACCGTTACTCTTTCTTGGTATGACACCTCTGTCCGTTAACACTCTTGATGCATCTTTGAAGTCTATGTTTCTAGGATTGCGTATGCCCATAGCTCTAAGCATGTGTGTCAGTTGCCAACCCTTCTTCTCAGAATCCAACGCATCGAACTCCACATGATGCAAGATTAAATCCTCTACTGCACCTTGGGTTCTAAATCCTTCATTGGATTCTTGTAACATATCTCTTTCTTTGTGATCCAAATACCAATTCTTTTCACCTGCTTTATATAACTTAACTTTAACCTCTGCCCACATTTGTTGCATGTCGATACCGTGATGTGGATTGATGTCTGTGACTTTCAGACACCAAAAGCGTCTGTTTCCACTACCATCAGCCAAGAACTCAGGTTCGTTCACTGAAGCAAAGAATGCGGTGCGTCTTTGATAGTTAGTAAAGGTTCTATCATACGGTAGCCTCATCTCATCAGAGCGTGAGGTAATGAAAGCTTTAAGTTGATTGATGTCAGCCTTCTTAAAGGTAGATTCTAGTTCTCCTAACTCTACAATCCAATGGCTCACACATTTCTTTACACTGTCCTTATCTTTTGGATCAAGGGTAGCACCCTCTAACAACCAACCACGATTAAAGTCAGCCAAGCGTTTAAACCAAAGTGTTTTACCTAGACCTTGTTTACCTTGAAACACCAACATGCCTTCCAAACTAACACCTTCAGGCTCAAACACACACGCCACACAAGACAGTAACCACTTTCGCATTAACACATGCTTTAACGGTTCATCTTCACTGGTAACGGTATTACAGAACTCTGTGATGCGTTCTTGCCCATCCCAAGGCTTAGAATCAATCCAAGAGGCTACAGGGTTATACTCTTTACTAATAATCTTAATTGCATCTCTGACTCTTTGATGCGGTAAGAAGTTTTTGATACATAAGTTTTCAAGTTCAACCAAAGTCGCTTCATCTTTTAAATCTGCGATGGGTTTAAATTTAGGTATGTTGATGTCAATGCGTTTTTTAATCACATCGTAAACACTTTCAATCTTATAGATGTTCATGAGGGCTTCATAGTTTTCTGTGGTTGCCATAACCCTACCCTTAGATGACTTCTCTAACTCAACCAGTTCAGGCACCTCTACATTCTTAGGTACGATCTCACCTTTGATTTGTTTTTGATCGTTAAAGTCCATGCCACTGTCTTCAGGCATAACCACCTCAGCATCTACCTTTTGTGCCGCTTCGATTGCTTTCTTTTTACCAACATCGTTTTCATCATTGTCTGCGAAAATAATATATTCTTTATTAGGAATGGAATCGCTAAACTTCATCGACACATTCTTGAGATTGCCTGCGTTGAAACATACAACCATAGGAATATTTTTTTCTTCATGAATGGTTGCACAGGTTGCGTACCCTTCTCCAAAACCAAGCTGTCGTGATTCTTTAACTAACTTTGTGCCTATTAAAAAGAAACAACCCCCTGTCTTACCACCTGATAGAAACATCTTTCTACCGTTAGGGTAAATCATTTGTAAGCTCCACAACTTACCTTTCTCATCTACGATAGGTATTAATAACCTATCTTTAAATACTCTTAAAGAATGGGATGCAACATTCTTTTTATCCAAGTATTGATGAGAGGTACATGGCGAAGATGCATCCCAAATCATTTTTGCTTTCTTAGCAACTTTTAACCATTTAGCTTCTTGGCTTTTCTTTGCCTCTTCTTGAAATCGCTCAAGAGCTTCTCGATTGATGGGGGTCGATGACCGACCTGATAATTTAAAATCAAATGTTTGTCCAGTACGATAGTCAGAGGCAAACCCCACAGGTGTGCCATAATTATCATAGTAAGCATAATACCCTGACATAGCTCGCTTGCCATTGATGGTTGTGTATGCTCTTTGTGGTTTTTCAGGGTTTGGTATAAGGTTCTCATCTTTCCTCTCAAATCCGTGTTTAGTTAAGAAATCAATGAAGCGATTCATTGCGTCTGCGGTCAGTGGTGCGTTGTGACTTTTATTGCCACCTTGCACATTCTTTATTCCCATAGTTGCCCTCTCATCAAAAAAAGTATAATATGTTGTCTTTAACACCTTACAATATACATGGTAAGGATTAATTAAACAACCTATAGAGGAGAAAATTATGGCATTAACCATTTCAGAACAATCATCAGGCGGTGATTACGAAGTCCTAGAACAAGGACAATACAACGCCACATGCTATCGTGTGGTAGACATTGGTACCCACCAAGAATCTTATGAAGGCGAAACTTTTAAAAGACACAGCGTTATTCTTGTATGGGAAACTACAGATAAAATGATGAAGGATGGAAAACCTTTTTCAGTAACTCAGCAATACAATCTTTCTTTACATGAGAAAGCCAAGCTAAGACAACACCTTGTATCTTGGAGGCAAAAACAATTTACCCAAGAAGAGCTTGGTGGTTTTGATCTAACTAAAGTATTAGGTCTAACTTGTAAATTAGATGTGGGTCATACCAGTGGTGGTAATCCAAAAGTATTAGCAGTTTATGCACCTGAAGGTGGCGTAAAGAAAGTTGCAACCGTCAATGAGCAAATAGCTTTTGATTGTGATGCATATGCTAACGATGATAAAGCTGAGTGCGATAAGTTCGTTCAGTTACCTGAGTGGATGCAAGATAAGATTGATGAATCTTTTGAAGTCAAAGCAGGTCACAAAGTTGAAGAGCCAAAGACAGAAGAGTTTGGTTCTTTAGATGCTATTGCTGATGACAAGGATGACGGAGAAAACATCCCATTCTAAGTTTTAGGGTTGCTAGTAGTTCATTTTTTTCTCCAAATAAAAATCTGTATATATTTCTAGCAACCCACCTTTACTATGGCAGACATAATAGATTTCCAACAGCATCATAAAGAGATTGTTGTATACAAAGAAGGTGTGTATGAAGATATGCCCTTTCCTGAATACAACGCTTTAGATGCAGTGCGTTCTCATGACTTAACATCGTTTAGTCGTGATCCGTTCACTTGGAAGTATGAGGAGAAACCTGACAGTGAAGCATCATTCTTTGTAGAAGGAAGGGTGCAACACTGTCTGTTTTTAGAACCTCATGTTTTCAACGATGAATTTGCGATAGCTCCTCAAGTAGATAAAAGAACCAAAGTAGGTAAGGCAGAGTATGAAGACTTCTTATCGACTGTAGGTAATAAAACTGTTATTACACAAGAGCTATACGATACCTGTTTAGAAAGAACCAATGTGCTTGATGCATTTAAGCCACAAGAAAAAGATAAAACAGAATTGACGGTTATCTTTGATTACTTCGGTCATTTATG